TGGTATGGCTTGAAGAAGATAAAACAATGAGGGGTCGTGGATAATGGATGTTAACTCCATTCAGCTATTAGAAACCAAAGAAGATGAAGAAGGTAATGTCATTATGAGTTTTGACATGGATGATGAGTCCTCCAAAATGATGGGTGAGCTAGGTCTTAAATTTCTTCTTTATTGTGGTGCTCTAGATATTTCCACAGAAGAAGCTTTCGAGATTCTCGGAAAAGAGATCGATAAGAAAAACGAAGAATACACTAAGCAAGACTCTTACGAAGTTGACGGTATTTATGGAGAAAATCACTATGCTTAAAGAGATTATCCTTGGCATTCTTGCCTTCTTTGTTATTATTGCACTTTACACTATGAACAAAGAAACCCAAGCTTATAACATGCATAAGATGGAAACTTGTTTGAACCACGGCGGCTCTTACATTGAAGGCCACTGTATTAACCTCTACGAGCCACTCTAAGGCTCACTCTCTTGGTATCTTTTCTGGGTTGTCCTTCGGGATGACTTGGGAAGGATACCAAGAGTTACCCCCTTTATTTTTTTTTTTTCGAAAGGAACCACTATGATTACCATCTGGGTACTAGTTGGAATTCTGGTTACGAGTAACGATGTCTCAGCTACACCTCTGGGAACATTTACTAAGATGGATGATTGTTTTAGAGCAAGAGAGTATATCTGGAATGATCTCCAAAGGAAAGGTATTGACACGGATAACAAGCAGGTTATTTGTGTTAAGTCTAAATTGAGTGGAGTATAAACTCCTTAAAGGTGTGTCTGAAATAATACCTGACCTTTAAGATAGAGACACTCTATTCTAGACGACTTTGCTAAGGTTCTACCTAAGTGATACCCATGGGACTTCTACCGACATCTGAAAGAAGTATCCCTCATACCCCCCGCTGATGTCACACCAAGAAGCTTACTTTAGCTCCTTTAACGGGGGGTTAATGGGTATCACTTAGGTATCCTTAGAGTAAGTGTCTAGGGGGTCTTAAAGGGGCCAAATTGGTCTTATTATTTTTATTTATTATGTAATAAAAACAATGAGTTATTTAGGTACACTTTGGTAGTATTTTATTGTTTTGATTAGTAAGAAAAAATTTCGTTTAAATAAACTTTCCCAAATTAAGGAGATTTAATATGGCTGGTCGAGGAGGAAACTCGAACCCTGTTAATCAGGAGGGCGGAAGAAAGCCTGGGGCTGGTCGTCCTAAAGGCTCTAAGAACATTAACTCAATGGCTTCTGTTAGGAAGCTTGAACAACTTGGTTTTGATCCCATCGAAATGATGGTTCAGAAGTATAATGAGATACAAGAGCTGCTAGACAGCGGTTCAGTGAAGATGGGCTCTGGTGCTTATGCTCAACTGACTGCTACACAAGGCACTCTGATTAACAACCTTATGGCTTATGGTTATAAGAAGATCCCTGATAAACTAGAGACAGAGGTTACTGAAAAGAAACCTATCAACATTGTCTTAACCGCCCCTTCAAATAATAACGATAAATAGGGATAGAACTATGGAAGAAGATCGTGGCTTATCTGCATGGCACCTCTCTAAGAGCGTTCCAATAACTTTCATTTTGGCTATTATTATGCAAACTTTTTCTCTTGTATGGTATGTGTCAAGTCTTGATAACAACATTAAAAACAACTCGCGGGATATTATCCGTCATGAAACTCGTATTGAGCAGCTAGAAAATACTATGCAAGCTCAAGCCTTGACTCTTGTGCGTATGGACGAGAACATTAAAGCTATTCGTCAACTTATGGAACAGCGTATGAATGAACCCCGCCCAAATCAGTAGTATTACATATGACAGAAATAAAATTACACGAAGGACAGTCTAAAGTTATTAAAGATCTGTTCGTTGACAAGTCTTGTCGTTATGCAGTTGTTAATGCATCTCGTGGTTTTGGTAAGTCCTATCTTGCTGCTACAACAGCGCTGATAGCAGTTCAAGAGCTTATTAACTTACCTGCTGACGTACCTAACAAAAACGTTGCTCTTATTGCTCCTACTTACTCTCAAGCAGTTGATATTTACTATCCACTTATTGCTTGGCAGATGGGTATGGAAGACTTTGCAGACAAAGCATCTAAAGCTGCGGGTACCTTTTGGTTCCCTAATAACGTACAGCTTAAGCTTTGGTCTTATGAAGCATCTCAACGTATGCGTGGTACAGGTCAGTACTTTGTTGTTGCTGACGAGGTTACATCTTGGCATGGCGCAGGTATGAACCTTAAAGAGTCTTGGGAATCGATTATTCAACCATGTGTTGCTACACGTTGGTCAAGACAGAATGCTCGTACTTGGAATGCAAATCCTGGTCGTGCTTTAATTATTAGTACCCCAACAGGGTATGATTACTTTTATGAAATGTATAACCGTCAAGATACCGACGATGATTGGAAAAGCTATCACTTTACTTATAAAGATAGCCCTTATCTTGATGACGAAGAAATTGAACGTGTTAAGCTGACACTAGATCCGCTTAAGTTCGCCAGAGAGTATACTGCAAGCTTCGAAGACTCTGGTAATAATGTCTTCTATACATTTAATAGACAAGAACATATCGATAAAACTCTACCTTACTTTGAAGATAATGAAGATGTCCATGTAGCTATCGACTTTAACGTTGGTATCATGGCCTCTGTAATCTTTGCTGTAAGAGGTAATCAAATACACATTCTAGACGAAATGCAGGGACACCCTGACACAGAAACTCTTGCTGCTGCTTTGGCTACGCGCTTTAGGAATCATAAGATCATTGCGTATCCTGACCCTGCAGGTAAAGCCCGTAAGAGTTCTGCTGCTGTAGGTGTTACAGACTTCAGTATTCTACAGTCTTATAATATTGCTACTAGGGCGCACTCTAAAGCGCCTCCGATTATTGATTCGGTAGCCGCTGTAAACAAGAAGTTTAAGAATGCTGCAGGTGATATAGATATGTATATTCATCCAAAATGCGTTAATACAATTAAATCTATAGAACGAACTCAGTGGGTTGAGAGCAATCCTAACTCCGCTACTATTGACAAAAAGGAAGGTGTTGAACACTGGACTGATGCCCTTCGGTATGCCGTTGAATATCTGTATCCTATTAGAGCAGGTTCTAAGGTTGTCACAAAAGGATTTAACTTCTAAAATGTTGTATACAAAAGAGTATAAAGATCAATTAAAACAAAAACACAAAGGCCAAACATGGGGTGGCGGTGTCGCTAGTAAAGCTAACATCATTGCAGCTCATGCTACTGGACTTGGTGTAACTAACATGCTAGACTATGGTTGTGGTGCAGGTGTATTTAAGAAATCAATCGATTCAGATCGTTTTAAATCGAGATTTAAGGTCTCTGAGTATGATCCTGGAATTGAAGGTAAAGATGAATTGCCTGAAACACATGATTATGTAGTCTGTGTAGATGTACTTGAGCATATCGAGCCTGAGTGTCTTGATGACGTTCTTGCTCACTTGGCTTTGTTAATGAGGGTAGGTGGTTATTTCCTCATTAGCACTGTCCCTGCTTTCCAAGATCTACCAGATGGTCGTAATGCACATCTTATTATTGAACCCGCAGAATGGTGGGAAAAGAAATTATCAGAAAAGTTTGAGTTAACCACACACTATATCGCTGAAGGGGCGTGCGCCTACTTCATTAAGAAACCTTAACATGCCCATCTGAGGATCGGCAGGAGGAGAAAATGGCAAGAACTCGAATTAACTCTAGATCTAAAGATCTAATCAAAGACAATGGTTCCGTATTGGTATCCGTTGTTCATGGTGAACAAATTAAACTTGAAATGGTACTTAGCTGGCTAACTAACCTTAGTGGTTATCAAATTACAGCTAAAGCCGCTGAAGCAGACATGACAGGTGTTAGCAGCTCTAACAATGAACTGCCTACACAACGTACTGCTCTAGAACCTGCTGAACTACCTATTCTGGATTCAGATCCTGCAGATAACAAATTTGACATCGTAATCCCTGAACTATTGATTGCTAACTATGCTACTAAACCGACTCCCAACGCACCTGTGTATGCTTGGCTAGATCTGGAAGTGGTAGATACAGGTGTTGGTGACGCACGTCAAGTATGGAAACCTTTCCGTGGTCTCATTGAGATCCTTTACAGTCCTACAGAAGAATAATAGGGGGTAACTATGACTACTTATAAAATTACTCCTGATTCTAACACCTTCTCTATTTCTCTTTCTCGCACTGGCGGTCAGGGCGCTAAAGGTGATAGCATCAGTAGCGTCTATATTGACGAAAATAACGAACTTGTTGCTGAGATTTCTAACTCGGCTGGTGATGTAATTAAAACAGAACAACTTGGTTCTATTGACACTATCGTTGCACAAGCCTCTACAGATGCTATTGGCGATCTTATTACTACAGGTAACAACTACCTGATTAATGTTGCTGCTAACGATGAAGGCTCTTATGACTTTACTGTAGAGGCTTATCAAGACGGTACTATTCCTAGCAGTCTTGTACAACGTACTGAAGACGGTTATATCCGTGCTAATGCTTTTAAGCTAGAAGCATCTAACATTGAATTCCATGATGTTGTTAAAGAAGGTGAACTAGGTTGGTCTTCTGAGCGTAATGCTATGATCATGGGCTTGACCGATGATGGTAAGCATACTTATGTTAACCAACAACAAGTAGCTGTTGTATACAACCCCTATGAGGCTCTTCCTCAAGGTACTGTTGTGTATGTTGAAGGCTCTTATATCGGTGATAGTGAAAATTTCCCAACTGTTGCTAAAGCAAGTAACAATCAAGTGGGTACATCGACTGCTGTCTTGGGTGTTGTTATGTACGACATTCCTGCCGCAGAAGGTCCAGTATTTCATAAAGGCTATGTTTGTACTCACGGTATCGTAGAGTATGTTGATACCTCTGCTTATGTAGCGGGTACTAGGGTATGGCTTGGTGTAGACGGTAATCTTGTTGGTGTAGAGCCACAAACTCCTGCTGCACGTACTATGATCGGTTATGTTGTTAAACAAGATGCTATAGAAGGATCTATCTATGTTCAAGTTCAGCCTGGTTTTGAGCTTTATGAACTTAATGATGTAAGAATTTATAACCCGCAAGACGGTGACTTTATTGCTTGGAACGCCTCTAACTCACAGTGGGAAAATATTAACCTTAACCTTACTTTTGCTTCTGATGCAGAACTCCAAGCCCTTAATGCAAGTATTCAAGCTTCTTTGGCGAATAAGTCAGATAATACTCACACACACTTGCTTAATGATCTTTCTGACGTTAACATCTCTGCTAAGACAACCTCGTTTGTTATTACTTATGATGCTGTATCTCAGAAGTGGATTTCTCGTAGGCTGAACGTAGCCGATATTACAGGTCTTCAAACAGCTCTTGACGGTAAGTCTAATGTTGGCCATACTCACACTAAGTCTCAAATCACTGACTTCCGTGACAGCGACTATGCAACGGCTGCTCAAGGTATTCTAGCAAACACTGCTGTACAACCTGGTGATAACATTTCTGACTTGGTTAATGACCTTAACTATGTAAAGAATACTGACGTTGTTACACAAGTAACCGAAGCTGCTGTTACGGCTCATGAAGGTGCTTTGACAATTACAGAAGCTCAAATTAGCGATCTCAAGTCTTATTCACTAGATACTCATACACATGATCTAGGTGACTTGTCGAATGTTCATCTTGGTGCGCTTTCCGATCGTCAACTTATCGCTTGGAATGGTATTGATGCTTTTGCTAACACAAGCCCTGATAACTTGGGTCTTGTTGAAGATACTGATATTGGTGTAACTGTTCAAGGCTACACTGCTTCTCTTGATAGCATGGCTAATGTCCCTGTTACTGCTGACAAAGTACTTTATACTACAGGTGCAAATACTTGGTCATCGATGACAGTAACTCCTTTTGCACGTACACTGCTGAATGATCTAGATGCAGCTACTATGCGTACTACTATTGGTGCGGAACCTGCTGATGCGACTATTCTAAAAGATGCAGATATTGGTGTTAACGTACAAGCATACAACTCTTTCCTGACAGGTGTTAACGCAACCTTTACTAACACACTGCTAAGTAAACTTAATAGTGTTGAGGACGGTGCTACTGCAGATCAAACTGGTGCTGAGATTAAAGCTCTGTACGAAAATGAAGCTAACACTAATGCTTTCACTGACGATGAAAAGACTAAATTGTCTAACATCGAAGAAGGTGCAACTGCTGATATGACTTCGGCAGAAATTAAAGCGGCTTACGAAGCTAATGTTGATACGAATGCCTTCACTGATTCTGAGAAGTCTAAGCTTTCTGGTATTGAATCTGGAGCGACTGCTGATCAAACAGGTGCAGAGATTAAAGCACTTTATGAAGCAGAATTAAACACAAATGCCTTTACGGATGCTGAAAAGTCTAAACTAGCAGGTATTGAGTCTGAAGCAACCGCAGATCAAACAGGAGCAGAGATTAAAGCTCTCTATGAGGGTGAACTTGATACTAATGCTTATACTGACTCTGAGAAGTCTAAACTCGCAGGTATTGAAGAAGGCGCTCAAGTTAACGTTGTTACTTCTGTTAACAACCATACTGGTGATATCATTCTAGAGACTGATGACATCTCTGATAATCTTCAAAATAACAAATGGTTTACACAGCTAGAACGCAATAAACTGTCTAATATTGAAAATTTTGCTGATCAAACAGACTTTGATAGCGTATCCTTGTCTGGTGCCGTAATGACGTCTTATACGTCTGTTGCGGGTAATGGTTGGGTTATTGATGAAGACGACATGGTGTCTAATCTGGATACTAAAGTACCTACACAACAGTCTGTTAAAGCTTATGTAGATGCACGAGTTGCTTCTAGCGTAGAGTATAAAGGTAGCTATGATGCAGCTACAAATACTCCCGATTTGGACCTATCTCCTGTCGGCGTAACTACAGGTGACATGTATACTGTTACTGTTGCAGGTAATTTCTTCACTATCGCTGTTGAAGTTGGTGATGTTCTTATCGCAGAAGTAGACGATCCTAGCACTGCTGCTGACTGGACTATTGTCAACAAAGATCTTGATGCTGCGTCTATTAAGACTTCTTATGAGTCGAATGCAGATACTAACGCTTATACTGACGCTGAAAAAGCTAAGTTGGCAGGTATCGAAGCAGGAGCTACGGGTGATCAGACAGGTCAAGAGATTAAGACTCTGTATGAACAGCAAGCAGACACTAATGCCTTTACTGATGCTCTCTTGAGCAAACTTCAAAATATTGAAGCGGGTGCTACAGGTGACCAAACCGCTACAGAGATCAAGTCTCTTTACGAGTCTAATGCTAACACTAATGCCTATACCGATGCAGAACAATCTAAATTGGCAGGTATTGAAGCTAACGCGACTGCTGACCAAACTGGTGCGGAAATTAAATCTTTGTACGAGGCAGAAGCTAACACTAATGCTTACACAGATGCTGAGAAGACTAAACTTGCAGGTATTGAAGCAGGTGCTACTGGAGATCAAACTCCAGCAGAGATATTGACAGCTATTAAGACTGTTGATGGTGCTGCTTCTGGGCTAGATGCAGACTTGCTTGATGGTCAACAAGGTTCTTACTACCTTGACTATAACAATGCAACTAACAAGCCTACAAGCATTGCTCAGTTGACAACGGCTCGTGACATTACACTTTCGGGTGTTGTTACTGGTACAGCTTCGTTTGATGGTTCTGCTGATGCTAACATCACAGTGTCTTCGAATATGTCTCTGGACAACTTGACTAACGTTACTGAAACAGGTAAAGCAACTAACGACTATCTTCGTTGGACTGGTTTAACTTGGGAAGGTGATCATGTTCGTGCAGCAGATGTATCCTATGACAATACTGATTCTACTCTAGAATCTTCTACTGTTAAAGCAGCTTTGGATGAGCTAGATAGTGGTAAAGTCGATGTTACTGCACTTAACGCTAACCTTGTTGTTTACCCAACAACTACTGCTTCGGATATTACAAACTACTATAAAGGTGTTACAAGCACAACTGATACTGACTATAATACTACTGCTGCAAACGTAAGCACAGGGTCTATCAATGGCACAGGTGTTCTTGTTGCTTCTGTAGCAAGTGTATCAGGTATCTTGACAGGCGATCCTGGTGTTGTTGTTACCTCTACGGTTGCTCGTGTACGCCGTACTGCGGGTACAGGTACAGCTTCTTTCTACTATGAAATGTATCATCGTGCAGATAGCGGTGTTGAAACACTCTTGGCAACCTCTAGTGAGACCGATCCTGTAAACTCCGCTACTTACTCGACATACTCAGCAACAGCTATTATGTCTGGTGGTACTGCCTTTACAGAAACTTGTCGTTTAGTAATTAAGTGGTTTGCTAATCAGAAGACTACTTCAGACCCAACGTATGATATTGAGTTTGGTGGTGCAACCCCTGCTCGTACTACGATTCCTGTTCCGCTGTCTACTTTGGCTACAACCTCTACAGCTGCTTCTGTTTCTGTCGATACAAGTAACTTTAGTGGTTTCTTGTTTGGTACAGATGCTAATGTTCAGGCGGCTCTTGAGCAGCTTGATAGCTTCCAAGGTTCTACAACTGACGTAGCAAGTACTCTTGTGCAACGCGGTAGTGATAATCAGTTTGACATTACAGGTATTGACTTTACAACAACCCACTCTCTAGCAGGTGGTGTTGGACGTCTTGTCTGGAACGATACTGACGGTACACTTGATCTTGGTTTGAAAGGTGGCAATGCTACACTTCAGATTGGTCAAGAGCAAGTTATTCGTGTTTATAACGGTACTGGTGCAAGCATTCCTAACGGTTCTGCGTTGGCTATTACAGGTGCAACAGGGGGTCTTCCTTCGGTTGTTCTTGCTGATACTAATGTAGAAGATCATGGACATACTACTCTTGGTTTGGCTACAGAGACTATTGCTAATGGCTCTGCAGGTTACATGACTGTAATGGGTATTGTACGTGGCTTGAATACTTCTGGTTACACTGAAGGCGATGAACTGTACTTGAGTTCTACTGCAGGTGGCTTAACTACTGTTAAACCTGATGCTGTGCATGTCATTCACATGGGTACAGTTGTTACTGCAGATGGCTCTAACGGTTCTATTTACGTACAGCCTAAACAACCGTTGTATGATGATCTGTGGCGTCTTGAAGACGTTACTCTCACAAGTCCTGTTGCAGAACAGTTCTTGAAGTACAATGGTAGTGTATGGGTTAACGCTGATATTCCACAGATTAATACTCTGGACGATATTGGTGATGTAACTATTACTTCGGCTACAGCAGATCAGTTCCTTAAGTGGAGCGGTTCGGCTTGGGTCAATGCAGATATTCCTCAGATCAACTCTGTAGGTGATATTGCTGATGTAACAATCACAAGTATTGGTTCTGGCGAACTTCTGAAGTGGGATGGTGCTAAGTGGGTCAACAACACCCTTGCTGAAGCAGGTATTGCTGCTGCAGTACATACACATGCTGCTGCGGATGTTACTTCTGGCACTTTTGCAGATGCGCGTATTGCTCAGTCTAATGTCACTCAACACCAAGGTGCTTTGAGCATTGGTTGGTCTCAGTTGACAGGTGTACCTACTTACGATAACTATGTTAGCTGGTCTTTCTCTGCTACAGACACCCAAGTAATTAGTTCTGGTGAAACTGTAAGCTTTGCGGGTTCTGGCTCTATTTCGGTAAGCAACTCTGGTAACGCTATTACTATCTCTGGTACTGATACTACTTACAGTGCAGGTAATGGTATTGCTCTTTCTGGCACAACCTTTAGTGTTGCGGCAGGTAGTGGTTTGGTTCAAGATGCTTCTGGTTTGTCTCACGCAGACACTTCCACGCAAGCTTCTGTTAACAACTCTGACGGTACTGTAATCCAAGACATTACTCTTGATGGCTTTGGGCATATTACTGCTGTTGGCTCGGTTAACCTTGATGGCCGCTACTATACTGAAAGTGAAGTTGATACTAAACTTGGAACTAAATCTGACACTACTCATAATCATACGCTTGATAGTTTGTCTAACGTTACTGTTACGTCTAAGGCAACTAAAGACTATCTGCGTTGGAATGGTAGTGCTTGGGTCAACTCATC